CCCAGTGGAATGAAGTTGCTCGCCGTTATCGTGCCCTAGACCCTGCCGCCTGGGATGCCGCCGGGTCTGCCGCCGGGGATGCCGCCGGGTATGCCGCCGGGTATGCCGCCTGGGATGCCGCCGGGTCTGCCGCCTTGGATGTCGCCTTGGATGCCGCCGGTCATGCCGCCGGGGATGCCGCCGGGGATGACACTTGGGAACTAATTGGTATGCATACACTATTGAATGACGGTAAGGACTTATTGTTTGTTCCACTTTTTGGCGACTTATGAACTACTCATCTATTCATTCTAAACTTTCCGAAACATATCCAGATGTTCTTAATGACCCCGAAAAGTATCTCGGACTCAACTGTGCCACCATTTTGAATTTCTGGTGGTTTGTTGATGGATTAAATTCTGAACAAGCGCAATTACTAGAAATGATTTATAATCATAGCGACTACAGCACAAGAAGTGACAGATATAGTCGACTTGAAGGTCCAAACTTCTTAGCTTGTTCAGATATATTGTGGGATGTTGTTGTTGACGTGTGTGCAGATAAAGAGCTTTCTGAAATGTGCGGGTTTGAGTTTTTAATGGCTTGGATAACACTTGAATTAAAAGTTATGCACGAACTTTTTAATGAAGGGTTGTCACTTTTATTTGTTCCAATGCTCGGAGAACTGTGCCAGTCCCCGAACTGTCCACCAAACCACCCATAAGGAAAACTAATGTGTTACTCTTAGGTCAATGGAGAAATCCAGATAACTATATTAACGGAGAACACCCAATGCTTTACAACTTCACTAAGTCTACTGCTATTACCAGCATTTCTGATGTTGTTGAAAACAAAGTAGACATTACCTGGAAAAGTGGTTCAACCTACACTTATACCATTGCCGATGTGGAAATGTTTGTGTCAAATCTTTCTGAAATCGTTGGCACTGGTGGTTCGGTTGGCCGTTTTGTGAATTCTCAAATTCAACAAAGCGCCCTGCAGCTAGTATGAAACTTGGAGTGTGAAATTCACACCCCTAAATAACATTTATCCCCTCGCCTCTGAAACTATGACTCTGACTACAATTGAGAAACTATCTCCATTCTCTCCTGAGTTTACTTGGGACGATTATACAAACTACCTATATCATATTTCAGATGACTATGGATTTCTTACCGTTGAGCAGATGCACGACGAAGTAAAGGAATTTAAAATGAATGAAGCAGCCAAGCGTATTACGTTTTCTTGGAATGTTGAACATTTTGTGGACTATCTATTTGATGCAAATGCTAGTTAATTCTAGGCTTGCATCATTTATCCTCTGCTCTTAAAATTATGCCAACGGACCAAGAAGAAACAAAAACCGAATCCGACATTCTTTACACCCTTTATTCAGAGGAAACTGCCGATGACCAACAAGAACAACTTGAATTCGATGATGCCTCCTATTGAAGCACTTGACGACCAACTTTTTGAAGAGAATGACTTCGGCTCACAACTTCAAGAAAAGCTAGACCCAGCCCTTTTACAACTTTTGGATGATGAATTTGACACTGACTGAACTTGACTTCAAAACCGCAATGGAATCGCTAGACTCTGCGGAGACTGGCAACGAACTACTGAATCAACTTAATTTTGTAGTCTCAAAACTAGAAGAAGAGGAAACTGCTATGCCAGTTGCCGAACCGACTGCCTAATTGACTGGGCAGAGGAATCTGCCCTATATTGATTCTGTTCCCAAACAACTCCCTTCACATTATGATCGCCCCGACTCAAACTGAAGCTACCGCTCAAATGAATCTTACTATCGCTGAAGAGGTTGCCCTGATTATGGCTGACCTTTTTGAAGGTGATACTGAAGCCCAGGAAGCCGCTATTATTGCACTTGCAGATGCTAATGGCATTGCAGTTTGCCCTGAAACTGAAGATGAGATTAACAATCTTATTCTTACCAATGAAGATGCTCTCTATGAGCAATATCTTCCCGTTCGTGAGATGCCGGTAGATGAAGACTGAATCCCGATATACGGTTCACGGTAATGGAGAGTCGGTAAATACTGACGACCTAACCGAAGCCTTCGAGATTGCACATGGAATGGCCGAGTCTTTCGGTCATTCTTTCATCTTTGACAATCTTGAAAACAAAAAAATTGACGAATATTTGAAATGACCAACGAAGACACAATTTCAGACGAGTCTATTAAATTGTTCATTGACCACGAAAGAATTAAAGAATATGAGGCAGAAGCTGCTCGTTTAGAAGTTACACTTGACTACTATTTGGCTGAGTTTGTTTAAGTAATGTGCCAGTTGCAAAACTGTCCCTTTATTTACCCGATTTCCAAAACACCTAATATAGTGTGGACATCTTCAACAAACCACAATGTCTCACCACAAAATCTGGGAAACGGGTAAAAACCCTTCCCGTCGCAACGACAAAGGCCGCCGGAAACCGGTGCAAGCCAGAAATGCAAGGAAACGCCTGGCAGCATTTAAAAAGAGATAAGGGAGCGGTAAATCCGCTCCTTTTTCGTTTGTGCCAGTCGTGAAACTGGTACCTGACTCCGCTATCGGTGGCAGTTTTGTGTCATAATATCAAAGTAAACCAAAAGAGGAATTGCTATGTCCGCCGACAATGGAATCTACATCTTGAAAACTATCCGCACCAGTAAGCAAAAGGATATTGGATGGGTTAAAACTGAACCGTATCCTGTTTATCGGGTTTCTGATGCCAGTGCGATTGAAAATTTTGATTGGTATAAAAAGAATCAACCATACAATCTTGGTGGTTATATGAAAGATATTTGGGGTGGTTGTAAAGTATATGAAGATGAACAAGAAGCACTTAACCACGCCACTCAACTAGAAAAGGTAATTCCTCTTTTGGAATACGGCATTTGTAGAATTGATACAGACTACATCTTTTATGGGGATATGTAGGGCCAATTTGTCGTCTGGCACATCCGGCGGCCATCTTGCCCCAAATGGGTTAAACTGACTTTGTTCTTCAGCCTTTGAACGTGGAATTGCAACTTACCGAATTGTCTGCATTTGCTGGCATTGTGATTTCTTTTTCTTCCATTCTTACCATTTGTTATTTCGCCCGATGACCTACGAACAATTTAAGTCTCTCAGCCCTTTTGTTATTAACCACTTTTCAGCATTGCTGACCATTAAGATTCAATATCAACTTGAACTAACTGATTTTGAAAAACAGTTACATCAGCACTTCATTACCTTCAATAATGAAGTAACTACCGTTCAACAAAAACACCACTTGGAGGCATGTCTTTCAAAATGACCTATACTGAAGAATATCTTTCGCCAAAAACAAAAGAAAGTTTGAAAGAATTTCCACACTCTATTGAACTATCAGTCTTAGATTCACTCTATGAGCGAGGATTTAAAGATGGCTACAATCTTGCTAAATCTGAGAACAACCGATGAAAATTTCTAAAAGTCACCAGGAGTTTACTCGGCACGCACCGGATGTTATTGAAAATCCAGAAAGAACTCTAGGTTCCAATTGTGTCACTTTGTTGAATTTTTGGCACTATCTTGATACGTTGGATGAATATCAATGGCGAATGCTTGCCAAGAAATATGGCGAGACTCCGTTTGACGAATACATTTATTTTAATCATAGGCGCGAATTTGACTTCCCTGAAAATGCTTTTTGGAATGATGTTTTTGATCCAATCTATAGCTCCTATTTAGTGAGACTGCCCGTAAAATGGGTGGCATATGAGATTTACATTTTAGATGCCATTATTGCTGGTGGTAGAAAGCCAATCATCCTTCCTCTTTTTGATAACCTTTGGATATGACTTACCAAACCAAAACTGAAAACGATAAGACTTTCATTATCGGCCACATCTTCAACCGAGAATGTATGAAGAAAATGACAGGAACAAACTGGATTTCTAGTTCCAACAATACTGTCACCATTGAACGTATTGAAGCTAGAATTCTTAAAGATGGTACAGAATGGGTCGTCATACATTACATCTGGCCGCCAACTGAATATAGCCGAGGATTTCATAATAAAGACCACTTCTCATTTCAATGTCGGTATTTCCTTTTGATTGATGATAAAACTCCAGAATTTGTAAAAAGTGAACTTCAATGAACTACTCTCCTGCTACAATAGAAGCCATTAAGAGCCGCTTTCGGGATCATAGCCCAAAGCAATTTTTATCAAATCCCGAATCTTATCTTGGGCCAAATTATGCGGCAGTCATTAACTTTTGGACATTTCACGATTCTTTAACCCATGACCAATTTGAAACCGTTAGTCATAGGTGGATTAAAATTTTAAATAACTCAGTTGGCCTAAAATGTAAAACTTTTTTGAATGAAATTCAGAGTCTAATTTTAGATATAGATGAGAACTTTATTATACATTTTTTATATAAGTCAGAAAGAAGAGCAACAGAAGAGTTAATCGTAATGCATAAACTTCTTGAAGATGGAGATTATGAAATGCCATTTGTTAAATTGTATGACAACCTGTAGACACTTGAAAAACTGTCCACCAGCAACCCAATTAAGCCGTTAATCGGGCTATTCTATGTTCATCGCCACACCACATTCCAATGACTCAAGACACTTTTCAATTCTTTGAAGTTGGCGGTTGTGTCCGAGATAGTCTTTTAGGAATTGAATCTAATGATATTGATTTTGCCGTTGTTCCCAATGAACAATTTGATTCAGTGGAAGTTGCTTTTGAGGCAATGAAAGAACATCTCGTCGCCCTAGGATTTGATCCAAAAAAAGAAACTTCTTTGAATTGTGAGCCGCATCAATTTTTGACGATTCGTGCCAAAGTTTCTAATGATTCTCCACTCAAAGGAATCACCGATTACGCTGATTTTGTACTTGCTCGCAAAGATGGCCCATACAAAGATGGTCGTCGCCCCGAATGGGTAAAACCTGGAACACTTTTTGATGATTTGTCGCGCCGCGATTTTAAATGTAATGCAATCGCCCGTGCAATTGATGGAACTCTGATTGACCCATTTGACGGTCAAAAAGACATCAAGGAACGGATTTTGTCTTTCGTTGGAAATCCTGAAACGAGAATCCGAGAAGATGGGCTGCGTATTATGCGAGCAATCCGTTTTGAAGTTACTAAAGGTTTTCAAATGGATTCGGATGCATGGGAAGCGATCACCTCTCCGCTTGGCTCAGAAATGTTAGCCATACAGAAGATTGATAGGGTGAGGGAAGAGTTGGTTAAAATGTTCAGGTTTGATACTCTTGCAAGCCTGCAACTTCTTGGCAATCTGCCATATCATACTAGGCGAGCAATCTTTAGGGATGGTCTTCGCTTGGATGCAACTCTGGCCCAATAAGTCACGGTTAGTAGCAAAAACCAAACAAACCACTTGATAAACCGGCACAGCGGCCAATCCAGCACCGGGCCGATCCTGATACACTTATTCAGTAACCCACGGGAGTTTTATGACCTCTGCAAAACACAAACATTGGGATTGGACCAGTAGTGTAGAAAATATTACAGATATTTGTATAACAGTCATTAAACGAAAAAATAATAGTAGTACATCTGGGGCATTGCAAGTTGTAATTGAAAACCTCATTTCAGTTCTAGTTGAGAAGAAAATCATTAAAACAGAGGAATTCCAAGAAATTCTTGAAACTGATGAATATATCCTCTGCGATGAGGGAATCTGATGATTACCACAACCAAAGTTTTTCATTACAAAATTCTCGAAGAAAAGCCAATTGAAGACTTGCATAGTTTTTCAAGTCACCATCGCCTTAGGGTATTTCATCACAAGGGGACAACTTGTGTAACTTGTGGCAAGATTGGCACTCGTTTGATTAAAGGTGAAGGTAGAGGAAACGTTCATTGGGATGTTTACACTGATGATCTGTATCCTCTCACGGTTGACCACATTATACCAAGATCACTTGGCGGAGGTGAGGAATTAGAAAATAAGCAACCGATGTGTGCTGGTTGTAACTTTAAGAAAGGAAACGGTACAAAACCTTTTGGTAAAGATGAAGGATTTGTACCTCAAGGTTATATTAAATGCTCCACTCTTGATGATATTAATGTCTTAATCGGAAAGCAAGTTTGGAAGAGGAAACCTAGAGGTAAAAACGCAAAACGTAAAAGTGTGTATATGTTCGGAACAATTTCTAAATTTGAAATCAGTCCACACACAAAAATAATTTCAGCCATAATTGAAGAACACCCCGGTTTCTTTTTTCGTTTGAGCAAATTATTCATTCCCACGGACGATCTTGAAACTGGCACAGCAGCCTATCCTACACAGGCCACGCCTGGTATGATTACAATGTAATTCATTCGAACCAATGAACATCACCGAACAGGCCAAGTTACCCAACAGTTCAATGAAAGTGCGCAAGAAAAAGAAACCCTTCAAGTCCGGGCTAATGATTAACACCGTTAAAGGTGTAATCACCCATCCTATTCTTAACACTCCTGCCTACACTTTTTACGAAGATGATTCTTATGTGGACTGTAGAAGTTGTACCATCGTGCCACCTGATGAAGTGACCACCACCTGAGCATTCACCCAGATTATCTGCCACAATCAAACAAACCCGCCAAATTCACCATGAAACCCTTTGACTATTACAAAACCGTTGACATTCCTTATCCAGTAAAATCTGCTTATGAAACCATCTATGTGTATAGCAAAGGGGAGATTTTGTGGCAAGGTAAGGGGGAAAAACTTACCGAAGTTCGGAAACGGTATCCAGATACTCTTATTGAAACTGCTTTTGATAGAAGTGCTTATTGTGAAGAAGTTAAGGTATATCACACAGCCCTAGCCAAGAAAGAAAACGAGTTTATTAAAGACCTTTTTGAAGAATTTGGTGTTACGGATAATCCCAAAAAAGGACTCTGCTATTCTATTGCTTATGATATGGGCCACGCCTATGGATTTAGTGAAGTTTATAGTAAGTTCTCCGATCTTGTTGAACTTATCAAGTAATCCACTAATTTCCTAGCAAACCCACCAAACCAAACTATGAACCTCGCGCAAATCGAAGCCAAGACCCACACAACAACTACAACCGCTTCAGATTATATTATTCCCGGTGCGGATAAGAGTCTTGCCTATCTCCAAGTAACCAATTCCACGGTACAACCATCTGGTGAGACTTCTACTGTAGTTGAAGTTATCAATGCGGTAAAAGATAAAAATCTGAAGGTTCTTAAAAAATGCCAACCTAAATTTGTTAATGAATCGTTCTTTGAATATATTAAAACTAATAACCCATTTCACACTTATGAATATCACCAAATGAGTGATGAAGAGATTCTTGAGGGTAACATTTCAGAAAAGAATCTTGTTTGGTTTTATGATTCTGGTCATATGCTCTTTGACTCTAATGCCATTCCATATACCCTTCCCCATAGATTTGATTACATTGGTACACCTTTTAACAATGAATACTGTAATCTTCCTGAACTTTTGAAGTATCTTAAAAATCATCCTTGGGTTCTTAATAAAGAAGAACTAAAGATTGAGAATATTCCTTATTATAATAGCCAAGAAGGTCGTGATAAATGCATCAGTGACATTATCATTCGTCCAGATCAAGAAACCTATGCAAAAATCTACGAATTAGTGAAAATTAGGGAGTTGTTTGGGAAAAGAATCAATGATGAGTTTTTCTCTTGTCGCGTTCCTGAGCAAATCAGCAGTTATCTTTATCTGTTCAATCAAGAAAAGCATAACGATTGGCTAGGAATTGCTCCATTTCTTAAGAAGAAAGCAAAAGATGATTCTCACGGAACATTTGAAGTGACACTTTAACAACTGGCATACGGGTAATCCGGGTAACCCCGGATGCCTTATAATACTCTCATACACACAAGGACACCTGATGACTGAATTTTCCCCCGAAGCACAAGAAATCGTAGATGCCTTCTATCGTGAGGGTGACCTTACCGCCGCTCTTCGTGTTCTTGTAAATTCTGTAGTTCCCGAAGAAACTGAAGCACCAAAAGCAGTATTTGACTGTGAACCCACTCCTGCGTGGAGACCAAATGGGAAGGTAGGACCACTTCATTATGACCACAGTGCTCATCTTCGTCGTCAATTTAGACAAGATGAATTGAACATTCGTTGGGAACAACGACAACAGACCCGTGCTATGATGCTTGCCACTATTATTGAACTGGAGGGATTGAAATGAAAGTCAAAGAACTCGTTGAAATCTTAAAAAAGTTTCCCGAAGATTTAGAAGTTGTTGGACAGTGGGATGACAATGAATACGGTCCTAGCATAGGTCAAGATATTGATGTGTATAAATCAATCGTTAAGCAGACACCAGGAGTAGATCATTATACTTTGGGGTCGCTTAGACAATATGGTAAAGAACTTCCTTCATCTGATATAGAGGTTTTGTTTATTAACTTTGTAGAATAAAAAAAAAATGAAACGCCGAATCCGCCGAAAGTATTGGAACCTTATTTTCAAAGAGGTTTTCAATAATTGCGATATGAATGACCAGGACATTAAGGTAACTTGCTCAAAAATCAGAAAGTATCGCAAATACATTCAGAGGATGAAGTCTTATTATCAACGGAGTCAAGATGATTATCGGAGTGGTTACGAGACTTATGGCTATGAATCAATTGAAAGTATTGATAACAGTCTCGAATACATTTCAGACCGATTTGGTGCTGGATTCCGTTTAGCCTGGTTAGTTAATGTTCCAGACGAAGTTGATAGGCTAATGGACACCTGACGAACAGGCACATACTTCACCGGATGTGCCGGGTGTTCTGTTATAATAACTTCAGTACAAACTAACCACAAATGACCAAACTCTTTAATGCCAATGACGCACACGAATTGTCACGTCTTAGTGATCCTGCTGAACTAGTAAAAACAATTCTCGCAGAAATACGAGAAGTAGCAAGGAAGGGCAAATATGAATACGTTACACGTTCCTATGGTTTCGGTGAAAGTGTTCTCTATGATGTTGAACATAATTATCCAGTTAAAATCAAAGAAGTTTTGAAGATGTTGCGCGAATTGGGATTTACTGCCGAAATTATAACAAAAGAATGTCAGTTTGTTGACATTTTTCTATTGGTTAGTTGGAAAACCTGACCACCTGACCAGCTGGCACACTGCCCCATTGACTCCCGCCGCAATCCAGGCTAATCTACGATTGTTCAACACCACAGCCACCATATGAGCACTAAAGAAACCCTTCTAAGTTCAATCACTGAGACTGAAACTCAACTGAAGAGGCTACAAGAACAACTCCTCAAACAAAAAGAAGAACTCACAAAACTAACATATCCTGCATCTATTCAAGAGGCAGAGATTGGCGATGTATTTAAGGATGGAACAATTCTCTTTGCAAAGGCCAAATTTGACAAATATACTGGCATTGCATTTTTTGTCGGACCAAAAGGTGCTCAATTCTCTAGTGAATACAAGAGTATTACTAGAAAAATTGCTGCCTTAAATTATACTACACGATGGTTTGTTCCAAGTTATAAACTTATTAAGAGAGCCATTGAAAATGTTCCAGAGCAATTTGATAGTGGAGATTATTGGACTTCTAGCCCGGAACTGAATAATTTGACCCAAATGGCCATAAATTTAAAAATAGAAAAACTTGTGGATTATGTTAACCCGACTGTTACTCAGCACATGATGTCTGCAAATACGAGTGCAAAGGTTCGTCTTTTTACCACTACCATTTTTGATATTTAATTAGTAAACTAATGAAAACACTTCTCTCACTCGCACTTCTTGCTCTGCTGCTTAGTTCCTGTGCAGACCCCAATCAAGTTGCAATTTCTGCCCTTGAAAATGAAGATTACTCCAACATTCAACTAACTGGTTTTGGTTGGTTTTCTTGCAGTGAAGATGATATATTCAGAACACGTTTTACTGCAACGAATAGCCGGGGCCGCAAAGTGTCAGGAACTGTATGTTCAGGAATTCTTAAAGGCGCCACAATTCGTTATGATTTCCGTTGACTGTGCCAGTCACCAAACTGGCACAGTGACCAACCAAGCCACCCAGAACTGTCCTACTATTCATTTGTTCGCCACACAACTCCAATGAGCCGAACTTTTAAAGACCAACGACAATTTGACCGCAAAGAAGAATATCGCAACAAGCGTCATAAACAAGACAAGACGCCTATCATCGAAAACGACCATCACTACGATGTGATGCAAACATTCACTCCTAACGATTGGGGCAACTTCTGATGTTTTCTCTTTCTCCCGCACAAGATATTCAAACCCGCGAATCTCGTTGGGTATGGAACAATCAAGAAGCCCGCGAAATTGTCATTCTTGAAGTACACCAAGTTCAGTCTTTTGTTGATCTTCACTTTAACGTTTCTCACGGCTAAACAAATGTGCATCTACACCGAAAACGGCTACTCAAGCCGCGAAGAATATCTCAACCTGCTCCGATTGGACTATGGCAGAGAAATCGTAGACAATATGCTTCCGAAATACCAACCTTCGGAAGATTTTGGTGGTCTTATTCACGCCATCACCGATGCATATTATTACGGTCTAGAGGATGAAGACGAAGATGAAGAAGAGGATGAAGAAGATGATTGAAATTAACTGTAGCAATCTTCAACCTTTTAGTCTTGCTGAGTCACGATGATTACCCGCACAACCTTTCTTCAGTATGATTATTACCTTCAGTTTGCAAACAATGGCATTCGTTGCAATCCTCTTCTCTCTCGAAGAACTTAAGACCTCAACTGACAGATACTTCAATGACATTGATAGAAGCCGGTGGTTGAATTGCGGCCGGTACATTTATCCATGGTTGAATTTTGACTTGCTCAAAGAGGCGGGAAAGTGTTATAGCGAAATCTTTGCAGTAACACTCTGTAAAGTTGTTGCCCAATCACTCATTCAAAACTCTTAGATGTGACACCTTAGGAACTGGCACACTGCATCAACCCATCCCCCCCCGATTAACGGGCATACTTAACGAGTCAACCGATCT